CGTGACGGTGGTGTATTGGTTCGTAGGTTCCTCGTTGTATCCACCGTCTTTGCCATTGTAATAGCCCCATTCGTCTTTGCGTGGACTGAAGTAGGGGTAACAATAGGTAGAGAGACAAATGGCTTTCTAGGGCTATTCAAGAGCCTTAAATGGGACACTGTGCAAGGCTTCGTTATTTTACCAGAAATTAGGCAGACTGCCCTAGCCATCGTAGGCTTTTACTTTGGTTCATCACAAATTAAATGAATGAAGTTTTACAAATCATTGCATCCCTATGGCCTATCGGCATTGGCGTTATTACGCTCATTGTCGTTCTAGCTAGAATGCACTACAACCTAGAAGCTCTGACAGAAAAGGTAAAGGTCCTGTTTGATTTTCACAACAAGAGAAATAAATAATATTATGCCAAGAGGAAAAGGAACATACGGAACTACAAGAGGTCGTCCACCCAAGAAGGGGAAGATGGGCAAAAAAGGAAAGTGTAAGTAATGCCCAAGGACGCCTGCTATAAAAAAGTCAAAGCCCGTTACAAGGTATTCCCATCTGCGTATGCAAGTGGGGCGATAGCCAAGTGCCGTAAGGTAGGAGCAGCTAACTGGGGTAACAAATCAAAGCGGAAGAAAGTATAGATGGCTGTCCGCAAGACAAAGAAGGGTGCGGATCTCAAGAGGTGGTTCGAGGAGAAGTGGATCGATGTCCGATCCGGGAAGCCCTGCGGCAGACAGAAGGGCGAAAAGCGAGGAACGCCTTATTGCAGACCATCCAAGCGTGTCAGCGGAAGAACTCCTGTGACTGCTGGGGAAATGACATCGTCAGAGAAACGATCAAAGGTTTCAGAAAAGAAAAAACTAGGACAACCAAAAGGTAAACCACGTAGGGTAAAGCCAGTCAAGAAATAGACTGCTGTGGTATAATACTCACAACTTTAAACAACTCTAAACAACAATTATTATGGCAACACTTTTTGACTTCGGAAGAAAATTAATAACTAAATCCAAAGATTTTGGCAAATCTTTAGTCCCGCCCAAACAGCCATATATGGCAAACAAAAAGCAGCGCGAAATTATTAAAGCAAAGCGTGAGGAGGCTTTTGACAGACAGATCAAGACTGGTGCTGCCGTAACAGGAGTTGGAGGAACAGCCGCTTATCTAATGAGTGGTGACGCCAAGATTGGTCCAGTAAACAAGCCAGCGCCAACCTCCTCACCTGCCAGAAAGCCAGTAGCACCAACACCAAAGAAGGAGTTCATTAATTGGAGAGATCGACCATCAAGGGCAGACGCACGAGAGTCATTTTCAAGTCCTGCTCCATCAAAGAAGTCGGGTATATCAACTGGTTCATCTAGCAAGTCTATGTCTAGAAAAGGCGGTAAAGTTTCTGTTCCGCACATTCGTAACTCGAACGTAAGAGGAGCCTTCCGCAAGGCTGGCGAGAGAACAACGACCGCAATGCAAGCTACTAAATCTCGCTATCTTGCTGGTCAAGCTAAACCTGCGGCTAAACTTGAGGATAAAACACAATCAATTGCAAAGACCCCTGAGGTAAGTAAGAGGTATGAGCTGACTCCTAAGCAAGCTGGTGACAAGTTACTGAATACAGCGAAAACTTTGTTTCCAAAAAAACCTGCTCCTGCATACAAGAACCCTAATGCTTTTACGGAAAGGGATCTAGTAGGGACAGACGGTATGTCAGCCGGTGAAATCACAAAAAGATTCAACACTGAAGGTTATAAGACTCCACCAAAAAAAGAACTTACTCGTAGACCAGGAGAAACTTTGACTTCCTTTAATATGCGAAAGCAACGGGCTTTAAATGCAAAGCGCAAAGCTGACTTTTTAAGTAAAAGGTAATGGCCGACAAGTCCAAGATGAAGTGCAACGTGCCTCGCCGTGAAGTCCAGGGCGGGAAGAAGTTCGTCGTGAAAGCCTGTCAGGGAGGAACCGAAAAGATTGTAAGATTCGGCGATGCTAATATGAGCATCAAGAAGGATCAACCTGCTCGAAAGAAAAGCTACTGCGCTCGTAGTGGAGGCATTAAAGGCAAGAGTAATAAACTATCAGCTAACTACTGGAGTCGTAAGGCTTGGAACTGTTAACAATAAAAAACTTTGTCACGATATACTACATATGGTCCCAACGATGATCCTATCACAGATGATATGGACGTGGGGTTCGTCGGGTTTAATACTTACAGCCGCCCCGACCAGCTACCCTCTGGGATGCTGGCTAACAGTTCAAACGGGCGCATTGGCAAGAATGGCGAGTGGCAGGTAAGGAAGGGCATTAGCGTAATCAAGGCGCCCTTTGCTTCTGGTGATGCCGTCCTAAGACTACCTACTAGTTCAGAAACTCAAGTCAACCCTGCAGTAGTTGGCTTACTGCCTACTACAATTAGATCCGCTAGTTTAGCTAGCAATAAGGTTCTTATTGTTATTGATGACGATGTCGTAGATCCGCTTAAGCCAGGTCACGTATTTGCAGTAGGAGACACGGTATACGTAGAAGGTTTAACGGGGACTCCAGACCCCAACGGCTCTCACACGGTTACTGCAGTAACGGATAACGGAACTACCAGAACAATTGAGTATGACTTGGTTGGTGCCGATGTAGCCGCTTATGGCGGCTTTGCCCTTACGCTCCCATTTAATTTAGACGACAATGGCACTGAACCTGCACTGACTACCATTACGTTGTCCCCTGTCATTGGTTTCAATATGGTCCTGGATCAAGGAAACGTTGCTGGTGTTTATTCAAGCACAACCTTCAGTGATCCTAACCAAGATAACAGCCAGTTTATTATATTAGCATCCAATGTAAGTGCAGTAGCCACTGACTTAAATGATACTAGCGTATCAATCACGATGGGCTACCCATCGGGTGAAAACGTGCCGCCTGCCAGCAGTATGCTGCAGGCATTTAATAAGATATTTATATTCCGTGACGGTCAGACTGCACTAGAGAACGACAAGTTCTTTAGCCCCGTTAGTATTGCATCAGCAAGTACGCTAGCTGCTTCTAATGTAGTTACAGTTAATACATCGGCTGACCACGGGCTAGTTATAGGTGACTCAATTACTATTGCGGGACTTACAGGGTTCCCTGGAGAGGGAGACCCCGCTGTATTAGACCAAGATCCAAACGGCACTTGGACAGTCAATACGGTGCCAAGCGATACTTCCTTTACGTATGACTTACCAGTTGTATATCAGGATGCAGCTGACTATGTGGTAGGCAATAGCTCTACTATATCGCCAGGGTTCAAGCTGGTAGCAAGCGGAGAGTACAGTCAGCCTAAACAACTTTCTCCCACTAGATTAGACATTACCGACGGGAAGGCAACTGCTACCTTTGCTGATGCAGATGCAATGAATGGAACACAAGTTGGAGATACCATTGAAATTGAAGCGATTGGAAATTCTCCACTGGTAGTAGGCGAAGATTATGTCATTGCTGAAAGGACGGAAAGCCCAGCTACACTGTCTTTTTATGTTCAGCACGAGAATGTTTCTAATGCTCAGGGTGTTATTTTTCAGCAGCATATTTCAGTGGGCCTTGGATTCTCGCATATGCCAGCTCCTGAGTATGCAACGTATCACCAGCGCAGGCTGGTAATGCCGTTTAAATACACAGTAAATGACGCAGAGGATAGCTTTACATACAGGAAGATTCTAGACGAAGTTATTGTCTCTGACATCCTGGACTCCGATACCTATGACCAGATCTATGCTCAGTTCAGGTTTAACGCAGGGACGGCGGACTTCAATGTCGGCCTGCATTCATTCTCTGACGACAAGCTACTGGTGTTTAACCGCAATAGTATTCACCTTGTAAGTGGAGCAGGACAAAGCGCAGCTACTCAGCTAATAACAAACGAGGTAGGGTGCGTAGCGAGGAAGAGTATTATACAGGTAGGGAACAACGTGTTGTTCCTGTCTGACAACGGTGTCTACGGGGCTAACTTCCAGGATCTATATAACCTTCGTGGCAACGAAGTGCCACTGAGTTCTCCGATTAACCCTATTATTCAACGCATCAACAGGGACGTATGGGACAAGAGCGTAGGCGTATACTTCGATAATAGATACTACCTGGCAGTGCCTTTAGATGGCAGCCAGGTTAATAACGCTATCTTAATCTTTAACTTTATTAACAAGCAGTGGGAGAGCATTGACACAACCAATGCGCCGAACTGGGACATCTCTGACTTAATTGTTGGGGGCAAGAAGTCCGACCGTGCCGTCTACGCAATAAATAGTCGAGGCGGCGTGCATAGGCTTGATGCCCGTATACAGTCAAAGGACTTACTCGCTACAACGATTCCTGTATCAGGGGTCGAAGCCGAAGATCCTTATGATATACCAGCTTCTGTTACTACTAGGCAGTTTACCCTAGGCAGTATGGACCGCAAGCGCTGGAATAACTTAGAGTTGCACGTGCAGTCGTCTACGGATGAAGCCTCTGACTTGAGCATTAGCGCAGAGCTGGAGAACCTTGACACCACCGTAGACCTTGGCAGTCTAAGTGCATTAAACTCAGGCACTACATTAGGCTCCGACGAGGATGTTTCCGTCCGTGGTAGAATAGGTAACAAACGAGCATACGGGATGCAAGTCACCCTTAACAATACAGTTGGCCGACCTAGATTCAGAGGAATCAAGGTTGGCGGAGCTGAAGCATTTAGATCAACAAATACAGCCATATAAGATATGCCAACACCAATACTTACTACAGGAAACGCCTTCGGTACAACCGATCCAGTTACATCAACGACTCTTAACAACATTGCAAACGCAGCTACGTTTAACGACCCCGTGGACGAAACAAGCCTTGAGCTGATTACATCAGGGACTAACATTGGTAAACTTCAAATCAAGGACGCAGGAGTAACTGCAGCTAAATTAGCAACAGATGCCTTAGAGTTAGCATATCCAGTGGGTTCTATTTATATGAATGCCTCGGTAGCGACTAATCCAGGAACACTGCTAGGGTTTGGCACTTGGGCACCGTTTGGTGCTGGTAAGGTTCCTGTTGGTATTGATGCGACTGATGATGACTTTGACATAGTCGGAAGCGGAACTAACACGAATGGAACAACTGGAGCTAAGACACATACCCTAGATAAAACTGAAATACCTCCGCACGTGCACTCCTATTTTATGAAAGCAAATATTAGTGGTGGTAGTACACTAGGAGGTGACGGATATAACCTTGGCACAGCGAATTATAGCACCAATGGAGGCACAAATGTAGGTGAAAATGGTAACGGAACAGGCAATGCTTCTCCTCACAATAACCTCCAACCATACATCGTAGTCCATATGTGGACACGAACACTTTAACAATTTAAATTATGTCTATTATAAATAAAGGAACATCGTTCGCCAACGGAGAACAGCTTACGGCTGACAAGATCAACGACTTGATTGATTTGGCTACGTTTAATCAGGATGCAACCGACAGTCAAACTACTGACGTCAACTCTGCGGGTCAGATCGTAGTTAATCAAGGCGGCATAGACACGGCTCAACTTGCTACAGGGGCTGTTACAAAATCTAAGATAGAAAATGTAGCCAATATGAAGGCCCTTGGCAATACATCTGGAAGTGCAGCTGCACCTCAGGAGGTTGCTATTCTGGACGAGGATACTATGTCCTCGGACTCAGATACTTCGCTAGCGACACAGCAAAGTATCAAGGCCTATGTTGACGGATTATTTACATTAAGCGGAAACGACCTAACAATAAATATTTAACAATGCTGTTTGTTGACAACACTAGAATTGAGCGAGTAAATGCTGGGGGTACAGACCTCCAGTATGTTTATCAAGGCACTGATACTGTCAGCCACACGAACTTACAGTTCTGCAAAATACCAAGCAACTACTTATCTCTCAACCTAGACTTGGATAGCATATCTATTCTTCAGATTGAAAATGCTGGAACTCGTAGCCCTGGTGACAAAATATCAAATTATGCTTATGTCCCTTCAACCTCAAATTTAGTAGTAGGTAGAAAATATTCTTATCTAATTGCTACTTCAGGATCAAGGACTGCTAACAGAAATTTGTCAGACGGAACTACAATAGATTGCCGTGGATATAACTCTGGAGATCTATACAGGATACGCAATTTAATAATGTCAGATGTTCAATCTGGATCTCTAACTAACGGCGCTCAATACAACTTCCAGGGTAACTTTGTTTATAATCCACAAACAATTACCGCAGGGGACGGAAGCACAGCCAATGGTCACTTGATAGCTAAAAATACATTTAATGTTTCTGATGCTGGCAAGGGAGGAATTGTAGTATACATATACGAATACACCTGCCTTCAATCTTTATTTGCATATGCTAATTCAAGGGTGCCTTCATCAAATTGGGTGTTCAATGAAACAGTCTACAGTAACTAATAATGAACCCCCTCCTGCAATCAGTTCAAATAGCATTGCAAAATGCCGAACAGAAAGAAGCCATTGACCTTATTGATAGGGTCGTGGATTTCTGTATTGAACACGAGAACGGGAAAGTATTTGATGGCTGGGAAGAAGAAATGATACGTCTTATGGTTGCATACCACTGGGCGAAGCAAACCTTAATTGTTCACCACAATGCAGACGAAACCATTAGGGGTGTATTTATGTGGTATAATTGCAACAGGGATGACGGATGGAATTTTATAAATAACTGGGAGCCAGACAGGGAAGACGGGGATAGTATATTTATGGCTTTTCTTTTTTCTGAGGGCAAGGACTCCTTCAAGAAGTTAACACTGGACTTCGTTAATAGATGCCCAGAGGTCCTTACTAAAAATAAAATAGGCTTAAGATACAGAAGCGGATTCCCGAAGCGGATGAATTACAGCAATAAACTTTTTAAAAAAATCATTAACAACTAAATACTATGGGTGGCAAAGGCGGAACAAAAATACAACAACCTGATCCAATCGATCCAGGTGAGTCAATGGGCGAATACCTATTCGGGAAGGGCTTTAGCGATTACCAAGGCGTTACTGACCCTCGATTGCAGGAGCGATTGATCGGCGCAGAGGCACGGTATCGTCCTCAATACACGGCTCTTGAGCTTGCGGACATTGGAGTAATGGCTCGTGGTCTTGAAGGTGGTAAAGATAACCCTCAGTATAAAAGACTAGAAGCCCAGCTTGCTGGACTAGAGGCAGGTAAAGGAGGTATCAGTAGTGCAGAGGCAACGAAAATTGCTCGGGCGGCGGCGGGTGATCCGCCTTCAAAGACTTTTTCACAAAGATATAGATCTGGTAGGTCAGGTTATAAAACTCGTGAAGTTAAAAATCCTGACTACGAAAAAGAATTAGCAGAATACAACAAAGAGGTTCAATCACTGGCCAGTTCCCTTGGTGGGAATCGTGCCTCTCAGATTGCTTCTGTTAAGGCTGAGATGGCGCAGCTTGAAAGTTCGCCAGGGCAAGCTGGATTGTTTGACCTTCTAGAAGAGCAGTCAACCCGTGCAGGTGCATTGCAACGTGAGCAACTAGGTTTACAACGTGCTGATGACGTGTCAGCATTGCAGGAGTTCGCACCTCAAGTAGTCGAGGCTTACCGTGACGCTGATCCTTATAGCACAGAAATTGCAGAGAGTATGTCCCGTAAGGCTATGGGTCAACTGACCCCAGAGGAGCAACGTGGAGTAGAGCAAAGGGCAAGACAGGGAAGCCTGGCTAGGGGTCGCATCGGTGACCAGTCGTCCCTTGCCGCAGAGGCACTTGGTCGCTCGGACTATACAGCTCAGTTTGCACAACCAGCTTTCGCAATGAACCGTCAGTTAGCGGGTGACGTAGGTATGACTATTCTTGGTCGTCCTTCGTCTTCTATCGGTCTAGGTAGCCAAATGCTAGGACAGGCACAGCAGGGCGCAGCAGGACCTATGGGTCCTCAGCTATTCGATCCTAACGTAGGTATCAATATGGCTATGCAAGAGCAGTCCAATCAAGTATCACTGCTTGGGGCGCAGGCTCAAGCTAATGCAGCACGTAGCGCAGGCAGGAGTTCAATGATTGGATCAGCCTTAGGAGCGGGCATCGGATTGATGTGCTGGGTAGCTCGTGAGGTCTATGGACCCACTAACCCCGAGTGGAAACAATTCCGTGAGTGGATGCTTAACGACGCACCAAGATGGCTCCTTAATCTATACTTGAAGTATGGAGAGCGATTCGCTAAGTTTATTTCAAACAAGCCCCGTGTAAAATCAATCATCCGCAAGTGGATGAATACAAAAATTAAATAGTATGGCATTTCAATCAGGAACAACAGTAGACCCCCGCCTAATGCAGGCGGATTACAGCGGATTCGCAAGAGCCGGCGAGATAGAAGGACAGGCAATGGCTAACATTGGTCAGTCCGTCGCTTCAGGTATCGAAGGATACAAGAAGAAAAAGAAGGAAGAGAAGGAAGGTCAAGCCAAGATCAATCGAAGTATTGCCTTTGGCGAGTCAATGATAGAGATGCTCGGAGAGGATCACCCTCTGTCTGACAGTATAGCTGATTCGCTTGCTATGAACTTCGGGGCAAATGTTCCATTTGACCAAGCGGTTGCAGCCACAGATGGTTTATCTGACAGTATAACAAATATGTTCTTAATGAATCAACAGAGCCAAGCGCCAACAGTTACAAATTTGCCCGGCGGTGGTCAAGTGGTTAATGTGGGGGGAAAGAACCAAGTTATAACTCCTTACCAGATGGGAATGGGGTCAAATCCTTACGAAGACTTGATACGTTCCATCGATGGCGGAACAACACCTGTAACTCCACCTCCTGCTCTAACCCCAGAGGAGCTAGAGGAAGAGGCTCGCTTGATGCGTGAAGCGCAATTAAATCAGTAAACCAATATGGCTCTTTCCCTAGAACAAGCCAGAAGACTTGAGGAGCTTCAAGCCAAGAGGCTTGAATACAATAATTACCAACAGCAAGAGGCTGCTGGCGATATAGCTCTAGCTGTAGCTGAAGAGAACGCAGGTCAAGATACAACTCTTGGCGAAGAAGCGACTGCCTTAGCCGCTGAAATTGCTATCTCTGAGGGCGGAAGGTTAGGTGGTGCCGCAGCGGGAACTGCTGTTCCCATCGTCGGGACAGCCGCTGGCTGGGTTGTTGGAGGTCTTGCTTCTGGCGCATTAGGTGCTTACACAAGGCAGAAAATGCTTGGTGAAGAATTGGACTACGGCAATATCATTGCCTCTGCCTTCATCAACATTATACCCGTTCCAAAGGGGCTTACTGCAGCTGTTCCATTAGCAAAGAAATTTCCAACTACTAGCGCTGCCGTATTCCAAGGTGGGGTCGGATCCGCATTCACAACTGGTGAAGAAGTCCTATCAACTAGAATAAACGAAGACAGACTTCCGACACTGGAAGAGCTTAAGGATCCAGCTATGCAAGGTGCGGCACTTGGTGCTGGACTCGGAGCCGTAGGTTCAAAACTAGAAGGAGCCTATAAGAAGTTCGCAGGAGTAAGTCGTAACGACTTCAACGCTGCACTCCGTATGGGTGACCCTGACGCAAAGATACTTGTGGACGGTGTAATGAAAAACGCACTACGCCATCAGCAAGATGTAAGAGATAATTACGCTGACCTTCGACTGGGAATAAAGGAAGCCACTATGGATGGCAGGGCTAGGCTTCAAGAGCTACAGCTAACTTCCGCCGGAGGACAAGTAAAGTCCAAGCGAGGAATCTTTGAAGTTCTGGACGACGACGTGGATTACAACTTGAACTCTAGACTTTCGGAGGCTGCCATTGCTGGCAGGAACGCAGAGCTTCAGAACATCTTTGAACTAGACGGTCAGTTCATCGTAAGCAAGGCGGACGAACTAGGCCTTGGCGCATCTGATTTGTCACAAAAGATAGATCAGTATCTGTATGCCAAGCACGCAAAACGATTCAACAAAGTTAAGTCAAAGAACTACAAGGGTGAAGGATCCCCTGCGGGGATCAGTGATAAGGAAGCTGATGACATCATCAAGAGCTTCGAGGCTTCTGGATTAAACAAAGAACTCGATCAAGTAGTTAAGAGTCGTTCTGACCTATCCAAGCAGATACTGGACACACTTGAGGACGGAGGAATCGTAAGCTCTAAATACGCTACTAGCCTAAGAAAACAGTTCCCAGATTATGTCCCATTGAATCGTGTGATGGACGAGGACGGAAAGTTTAGTCCTGGATTATTTACTGCAACTGGTTCTGATAGGTTAATCAATGACGTATCCGCCAATATACTTGGTAACTTGTCATCAGCCATTAGGATGGCTGAGACAAACAAGGCTAACCAGTCCTTCTTAAAGCTCACTCAGAAAGCAAAGAACAAGAAGGCGGCGCAAGACGTTGTAACTATTTATAGACCCAAGAAGGTGAAGGAAGGAACAAAGCCTGGCGGTAAGCCAGAGGTTCCTAAGAGCGTAGACCGGGACTCAGTAGTCACAGTGTTTGACGACGGCGTAAGAACTTCAATGGCGTTCAAGGACAAGAGACTTGCTGCCGCTATGAAGGGAACCAACAAGGCGGTATTGCCTACATATATGAAGGCTGCTCTCTGGTATAACAGAACAGTTGGCTCTTTGTATACTCGGTTCAATCCAGAGTTCGTCATTCCCAATCTATTTCGAGACAGGTCAGAGGCTATAGTAAACGCATCGGCGAAGATGGATCTAGGTAATGCGCTTAAGGTTGTTAACCCAGTCAACGACATAAGAACTATCCGCCGAAACATTTTAAATAAAGGTAAGATTTCTAGTGACCCTGAGCTAGCCAAGATGGACGCACTGTATAAGCAGTTCGTTGCGGACGGAGGAAGCACGGGTAACCTGGGTGCATCAACCGTAAAGGATCCAGAGGAAGCAATCAAGGCTCTCCAAAAAACTCTTCACAAGCCAAGCGCCAAAGGCATTGCGAGAAAAGGACTTGATGCCCTTGAGCGAGTGAACTCATACGTTGAGGACTCAACTCGATTCAATGTCTATCGCCAAGGACTTAACAGTGGTATGACCAGAAAGCAAGCGGCGCTTGCTGCTCGTGATAGTTCCTTTGACCCACTGGTAAAAGGATCACAAGGTGATTTGATTCGTGCAACATACTTGTTTGCTAACCCTGCAATTCAGGGCGGAAGAAACTTCATTAGATCAATGTCGAACGCAAGGATCGCCGGCGGAGTAATGGGGACAATGATGGCTAGCACGCTGGCCTTGGATCTTTACAATCAAAGTATTGTCCCTGACTGGAAAGAAAAACTCAAGGACTCAAGTGGTAGTAGTTGGAAGACCGACAAGACCCTTACTCTTGTTACTGGCCTAAAAGAAAACGGAGACCTGGCATACATACAGGTTCCGATTGGATATTCTATAGCGCCATTTAAAAAGATGGCTGACTATCTCCAGCAGAGAGTGATTCAACAAGGTCTAATGGGGATCCAACCATCTGAGTCAGAGATGGACAAGTCCAAAGTTGACAAGATTGAAGAGCTTACCAAAGCGTTCATCGACAGTTACAATCCGATGGGTGGCTCAATCGTGCCTACGCCCCTACGGCCCTGGACAGAACTAACTAAGAACAAGGACGGTCTCGGAAGAGACATCCGTCCCTCTTGGCTTGAGACTAAGAACATCAGTGAAGTAGAAAAAGTTTTCCCTTGGACTATGGACACTCGTGGCGGAGAGATGGCTATCTCTTTTGCGGAGCAACTGGACAATATGGGTATGGAGGTATCTCCAGAAAACCTAGAATACCTTTACCAGACCTGGGTAGGCGGACCAGGTAACACTGTTCGCAGATTGTTTGAGGCTGGTTCTCGTATATATAACGGTGAGCCTCTTCAGCCCAAACAACTTCCTATTGTGAGGAGGTTCTTCGGAGAAAGCCCAATGAAAACATTTGAGGCTCGCAACTATGACGCTGAGGTTGTGGACAACTTGGATAAGGTATACTCAACGAGACGCCAGAAAGCGTCTCGGATAGCTTCTAGCACATTCAAAAAAATTCAGAGCAAGGAAACCGGAGCAGAGAAACGATTAGTCCTGAGAAATGCTTTAACAAGTGTAGACGATCCATTGATGGCGGAAGCCATACTGAAGTCAATCAACACTAAAGCCAAGGACTCAATGCTTGGCATCACTTCGGCTGACAAGAGAATAAGATCCTTGCCATCGATGGCTAAGGCTGAGTTTTTCTTGGACAAGATCAATACGATGAATCCGGAACTAATCAACGAATACCTGATGACTATGCAGGAAAGAAAGATCCTGACGCCAAAGGTAGCTAGGTTAATCGGAGAGATGCAAGCACTACGAGGTCAGTAGTTTAACGCACGTTGCGTCCTTCTCGTAGACGTATCCAATATCTTTCTTGACCCACTCTCTCCGACTGAAGTCAGTCGTTCGAGGCAGGTTCTTCTGGCACCATCCGAAGTCATACTCTTTTTCGAGTAACTTCATTATGTTCCAGACGTGAGCTACGCCTTCGTGTTCTGAGACGTATAGTATTTCTCTATCAGTCTCCGTGGCTAGGTCATAGTTTGAATCAACCTTGCTCTTCTCTATGATCCAAGGATCATATCTTTTCCGTCGGGACTTAACCTCGATGAGGTATCTCTTGTTGGAAAAATCAAAGGGACTAAACTGATCCACAGCTTTCTCCACCCCAGCCATTGCCTTGGGGAATAGGATTGTCAACCTCTTGATTATCTCTGTGTCTTCCATTTGAAAGGGATGGTGAAGTAGGCGGTTGAAAGGGTATGAACGAAAACCCACGAGCCTCTTAATAGCCCGACTACCTAAATCACACTTAATAAAATCTACCTATGAAGTGACGAAACTTGAATATACCCTTCACGTCTCGTTCGCCTTCTCGGTTCTTGGCAACATTATACATCATCTCAATGTATGATCCATACTTGTCAACCTTTTTTGACTCCTCAATGTCACCTTCTTTTGGCCACATAAGTAGGACTATGTCCGCATCATTCTCGATGTCGCCGGAATCCTTGAGGTCATAGAGCATAAGCCCACCAGGGCGCTTGGCTCCCTCTCTACCTACTTGGCAGAGTAGAACTATGGGCAGGTTNAGCTCAAGGGCTAACTGCTTTATCTTGTGGGACACGTCAGCGATTGCATCGTTCTTGGACATCTTGCCCCCGAATGGTATAAGCTGTAGATAATCAACGATAAGCATCTTGATTCCCTTGTTCCGCACTAAGGTGCGGACTTGCGATGCCATATCCTGCACGCTCTTAACGCTGTGAATAGTGTTTATGTTGAGTCCCTGTAGTGTGTCCAGTGCGCTGTTAACCGCTATCATATCTGCCTTGGTCGCTACACGGTCTCTAACACGCTTCATCCACACCTTTGATAGGCAGGATACAAAGCGCTGTGTAATCTGTTTCTGGGGCATCTCAAGGGAAACTATAGCCGATGGGACATCGGACTTCATAGCCGCCCTGAGAGCAAAGTTAAGTGCGAGCTGTGACTTACCGCAGGAGGTTGGTGCCGCAAGCACCATCACTTCGCCTGGAGCTATGCCTCCGTTGCCCAGCTTCTCATCGAGGTGATCGATGTGAGTCTTGACTGCCTCGGAAACGTAGTCCCCTGACATCATCTTCTCGTAGTCATCTCGGAGTTGGTCAACTGTATTGCCCAAGTCCATAGCACGGTCGCTACCCTCGGACATCTCAACCATCTTGGACTCAACGCTGGATCGTATGACGTCTGGGTCAACCGTCTCGGACAAGGCGCTCTCGGCTGCGAGCTTACAGGTTCTGGCAAGTTCTCTCAGCTGGGACTTCTCCTTCACCAAGTTGGCAAAGTATTTAATCGAGGTGGGTGTCTCAACTCTGTCCATAACAGAATAGATGGCGGATATTCCGCCGACCTCATCCACCTTGGACGCCTTCTTGAGTTCCTCTAGGAGTGATACTTCATTAATGTCCTCGCCTCTTCCGGCGATGGACACAATGGAATTAAAAATATATTTGTTGCGCTCTAAATAGAAGTCATCGGGATCTACTATCCCGGATATTGAGTCATAGGACTCAGTCCCCTCGCCTTTAAAACAGCAAGATATGAGACCTTCTTCAGCTTCAACATTGTTTGGATGGATAATTTGATCGTTCATTTATTCGTTCTTTCATTGCTTCGAGGCACTGACCGAGGAACCTTAACTTCTGTCGGTAGATCTCTGGGTTTTTTTCTTTTGTTACTGCATCATAGGATCGCATTGCTACGTCTATGCCGTCGTTTAAATCTTCATAATTGTCTAGAGTCATAGTAATAAAATATAGCACGCTTGTCACACAAAAAGGGACGCAGGAAACCCTGCGCCCCTAAGTGTATAGACAATAACTACTTCGATCTTTCTATCATTCCAAGAGCTATCAGGCTGTAGCCAATCAAGTCCCTGTAGATGTCACGAATAGTATCTCCGTTACTCTCAACTGACAGGTGACCATCGTTGCAAAAGGACTTCATCCGTTGGAACTTATCCTGCATACGCAGGGAAAGTCCAAGCAATGGATCAATTCCAAATTCCCTAGAACCATCAAAGTTCTCGAAGGGATTATCGCAACTCGTGCCACCAGTGTAGTCAGAGTTTTTCTTTCCAGTGAGGTCGAGTATTCCTTCAACTTCGGCACGGCGGAATTCCTCCCACCAGGACTTGTTGTAGAAAGACTGTTTAGCCTCAGGCGAATTCGCTTCCATTATTAGAATGGTAGGTCTTCGCTTGACTGAGCTACAGCTGGGGTAGCCTCGGCCTCACGTGGTTTGTCAAGGGAGATGCTGAGGTATTTCTTACCAGCCTTGGAGACTTGTGACCAAGCGGAAAGATAAAAATCTTCGCCGTTCACGTTGAGCTTCCCTTTAAGATCAGGATGCTTGTCTGTTTTCTTTTCCGAGGGGAACAATGCTCCCCGATTTGTATCGTCGTATTTCTGTTCTGTCATACTATTATTTTTGTTATTATGGTGGGTTAGATTAGGTCGTCAAGTGCAGGTGCGCTGGCTTTTAACCGCGATGCGCTTGGCTTGGACTTACCGTGATTGTTAGTGGCGTCAGCGTCCTTTGTATCGTCGATACAGAAGAGTCCGTTGAGTGCATACTTGCGAGCATAAGACGAGGCACTGCCGGAAATCTGAGCGACGTCCATCCCCTTCTTGTCCTCTGCCTCACGAGCATAAGCGTTTACACTTAGTTGTGCGCCCATCGAGTCAATGACTGCTGCGGATGACTTAACATACACTCGACCACCGACCTCTACCATTTCATCGGTAATGATCAGCGCTAACTTCTGCTTGTTGAGAAGTGGTTTGAGTGCCTCGAGGATGTCCTCGGCGGAACGGTATCTGTAGTTACCGAACTTATTAGTTTGTCCCTTCGGAGCCTTAAGCTCCGCCTGGACAGCTTGTAGTCTCTCGACTAGCGTAGTTGTATCTTCATTCATATTTTGTTTTTGTTAGTTTTCGAAAAAGTTTCGCTCTGTCTTTCTGATTAGAACACAGATCAAGATCTTCTTGGGTCGCTCCTATTCGCTCCAACTCTGCCGACTGCTCAGAGGATGTCAAGTCCCGACTGAACCTTTTAGTTAATTGCGTAAGTCCAACCGGGTGAAGGACTTCCGTGTTGCACTCGTCCAGGTATTTAGCCATAGCCTCAAGTGTGATGGGCAGAAATTCTTTCTGACCCTTGCACATTTTAAAATAAAAGTTCTCTACCTTTCCAAGTAAACTGTTAGCTTGCCGAGACAAAACGCCTCGGACCATACCAGTGTCGTGGTCGTGATCAAGAACCCAATCATCAGTCCTGATGTCCAAGATAGGACACCTCGATGGCTTGTGATTCTCTCTGTATGTTTTTATTTTATCTTGAGATAAGTATGTCATAATTAAAACCCGCGAATTCTATTTAACTCGTCGATGGCGCTCTTGAGTTGAGTGTTCTTTGCCATAAGCTCCAAGCCTCTATCTTTATAATAATCGAGCTGTTGCTCTAGCTTTTCATTGTGCATATCTGCGACCGCCGCCGCTAGCTTGACCCTTTTGTTACGGGCTTCCAACCTAGCAATCTCTCTCCTTAAAACTTCTAACTCCGATTTGACGGAGGCTAAGTGCGTGGTTAGCTTTTCGCAATAGGCATCTTGATCCCTCATATTATTTATTTTTCAATATGTTACGGCGAACGTGTATGGCAGCTATTGTCCGACCCGTTTTTAAAGATAACTCCTTGTCGCTTATTGCCTTACTGATAACTAAGTTATCCTCGGACAATGACCACGGTTGATTGTGATTGTTGGGTCTAGCGGGAGTTCCCATTGGGTCTTCAAACAGCTCAGAGATTGCGCTGTGGAATCTTACTTCTTGAAGTCTCAAGAAGATGTAGTGATAGATGATTACTGAAAGCGTAGAGCAAGCTCCGGCGAACAGTAGCGATTTCATTGTGTATGTATCCATTGTTTTATTTTTTTTAGTTGATGGCCTTAGCCATTTAGATTTCTTTGACTTCAATTATCCTGGCAGTAGAACCTCTCTTAAGTTGACAGATCCCACTCTTATCAGGTGCTTTCTTCGTGATAAGTTTAACGGCATCCTTTTCAGTATGCGCCCACTTGATAGCCTTGCTAGTGTAATCGTCTGGCATATCAAAGTTATTATAAGTTATCTCGTATCTTTGCACTATCGTCTGGGCTGTATGCACATACGCTCAGTCCAGTATAACTTTGCGGCTTGCTTTGCGGCGTTAAGGTAATGCTTCTTAGCCTTGTCGCTCCACCACAAGTGGTAGTGTTCTGCCGTGTTAGTGCATATGCTGACGGACAAACAGTCCGGAATGTATTCCAGCCTAAGTAGGCACTGTAACATCCAGCTCTCAACAATTAATTGCTTGCAGTCCTTGGGGTAAAATACCCCTGAACCTTTGCAGTTCCTTGTCTTGTAGTCAGCTAAGAATATGGTGCCGTCCTTACGCTTGCCGACGAAGTCTATGCTACCCGCTATCTTGAGGCGAGGATGACCGACTACATACTCAGTAGCCATAAGCTCGATCTCTTGCTCGTTAACCCACTTGGCGAAGGGCATAGCCCAGTCGTCCCAAGGTGTAGCTTCGTCGCCGACGTTGCCCTGGAGGATGTCCTCGATCCGCTTGTGTATTGCTGTGCCGAACTCGGAACTGGGGATGTCTTCCCCCGTCCAAGGGTGCTTGCGGAAACCGTAGGTCATATCCTTGATCTCCTGCCAAGGTCTGTCCTGTAGGTTCTCGTCTCTTGCTAGCTCTACAATCTTAGACGGAATGTAAATAGAATCCAAGAATGAATCCTTAACTAGCCCGAGGACTGTAGTGACGGAAGGCCAAGCCCTCTTATGTTTACGTGCTTGGGATGGTGTCTCAACTTCCTCGATGAACTTGGGAAGTTTTTCAGCTGTATAGAAGTGCGCCATAATTATTTCTCTTTTGGTTTACGTCCAGGTTTTACTGGCTCAGGTCGAACGATCCATCCCATAGTCTGAAAGAGCAGGGCTGCGTCCCTGCCCTCCACCATCGTCTTCTCGTTCTCTTTAACTTTCTCGAATAGATCCGAGAACCTGTCAACTGCATTCGATGCTATTGATTCCATTATAGCTCGTCCTCCTGTATGAGTTCGGAGATAGCTTCACGGAAGACTCCCCTGCTTATGGCTGTGTCGCGTCCATTGAAGTCAACGCTCTTGATTAATTTTGAATCAGAGAAGAAGTAGTAACAACGAAAGTCTTCGCCCTTCCAAGAAGGAGAGTCCTGCCAACTGATCTTGTGCTTGATAAGATAGTCGAGGATCTCGGTATCGGACTCACTCTCTAGTTCTACTTGGTCAGGGATGATGTAAACATCTCCCTCCTGTAGCTCGTGGAAGTAAGCGTCCTTGAACACAAGCCTAGATGCAACCTGCACTTGAACTTGAACCATCTCTAAGTCAGCTAACTGCTGACCTTGTGGGAATGTATATGTTTTTATTTCTTTCATATTTTGTATTTGTTTTTTTTGCTTGACACCGGAATTGGTGTTGATTAAAATTGATTTATAATCGTTTAAGGAGCAAGAACAAAGTAAGCGCCCAACAGCCTAAGCTGTGGGGCTTAGTTAGCCCCCGCACAAGTTAACGATGCGTCCTATAACGTAGAGGATAGCGAACAGACCTAAGCCTACCACTGTCCCGCCGACAAAACCTACAAGGAACTTAAGCATTGTTGAACCTTTGTAGGAGTGTAACGAAAGCCTTGGTCGCAGTAGCAGGAACTACTCCGTTGCCCAGGAGCCTAAGTCTGTCCACCCTGCTGGCAGACCCATCAGGTGTTCGACCCAGTCTGGATTGAGCTTGCCCTGGGCTACCTCCCCCAAGTTCCCCTTGCCCCTGTCGTATGTCGCATCCCTGCTC